GCTCACTCCTAGTGCAACCACTTTCGTGGCGCACTCCCAGGTGGCTTACGCCTCCCGGACCCAACGACGCTTCAAGCGAAGCTTCGTTTTCGCAGTGTAGCCTAGCTGAGATTCCCTAGAGTCTCTCAGGTGGGCCAGGTTGTCACCTGGTTCTCGGCTACGGGCCTCCAAGAAGTATTGAAGGAGGCTCATCCTGCCATCCTCTCGCGTCACGCGCGTTTCGACTGCCTCGGGTACCAAACCGAGGCCTTCGGTTCGTTGGAGTGCTACGTTGTAGCGTTCTCTAACGAACTGCACGCCGGTCTTGACGAACGTGTAGCGCGAGAGGCACTGCTGAGGCCTGTTCGCTACTGGTGCGAGGCGTCGAACCTTTGGTTCGAGTACCTCGTCCATATAGCTACTTAGGTGCCAAAGGCCTTTTTGGTGAGCGTTATTACTAACGTCAAGCCATGAGACCAAAGACTCAGCAGTTGCACCTGGTTCGAGGGTCGACAAATACAACGGTGATACGTCGTATCCATCGTATGCGTCCATTCCGCAAGACTCACGGAATGCCCCCGAATAGCAAGTTTTGCCAGCGTTCACCTTCAACTGTAGAAAGTTGAGGATCACGCCCAGGTAAGGCAGCACTTCAGTGGGGACGATTAGATCGTCCCCAAAGACCCTGGTTTCCTTCGCAGCTCGCCGTAGAGTGCGGCGATTAGCAGGAAGATGGTGGTATGCAATGTAGGCTGCAAAGCAGCACATTGCATATACCATCGATTGCACTGTGAAGGTGCACGCGTTCCCTTGCCCTGCGAACATTTTCAAGACGAAGCCATCCTTGGCTTCCTTGGTGGTGTGGTCAACTACCCACACTGTTCGTGAGGCATATAGGGCCATTAGAAGGTCTCGGTTTCTACCGAAGACCCTCTCAATGGTCCATAGAGAGAGCCTGTCTGAGGCCGACGACAAGTCGACTGTGGCAAGCTTCCCGTCTTTGGACGCCTTCAAGCTAAGTTCCCGTGAGGGTTCTTGTGACTTGAAGTCTATGGAATCGCGTAATGGCCTAGGGAGTGATCTCCTAAGCCATTTCATCAGCCCCTGTTGAAGGAACTGATGAGCTGTCGGCTCTGCGGTGATAAGCCGCGGCCCCTTAAACGTCTTCGGAACTGCAAGCAGTCTACCGTAGACATCTAGAGGAGGCCCCTCCCGTCGAGGAGGAGATTTACCAGCGGACTCTTCACTGTTGTAGGTGAAGTAGTCCTCAGGAAAAACGGTTTCGTTTCTCCTGGACCAGTTCGGAAATAAGTACTTGTCCGAACCAGTCCTGATATCCGACACAGCACCAGGGCCGTGCGACGGTACAATATCTCGATAGTCGAACATTGGTAGGTCCGACATCACATGGTCTACGACCATATCGAGACAAAGTAGGGCCCTGTTCAGGGTAGGATGCCTTGGAGGCATCACATCCTTAATTAGGTAGCCCTCTTGATCCTCTCTACATTCCTGGAAATACGAATCCAGGAAGCGCGGTGCTCCTCCACGATTCACATCGTTGAGGAAGTACCGGGGAGTTTCCCACCATGGATAGGTAGGGCTCCTGAGAGATTGGTTGATTGCACAGAACTTTCGAACTGCGTCAGCCACCCGATCCTTGGGGCATTCTACATCAAGCTTCTTATACAGGTATAGCACCTGTCTAAGAAAGTAGACTGCGTCAGGATCAGGAAGAGGATCATGTACCGCTCCGTACGTTGTAAAGACCTCTAAGAGAAGGGACTTAAATAGAACAGTCCCTTTCTCCCAGGATCCTAGGGTATGAGGTATCGCCTCCGTTTGGAGACGACCCTTCAGCCCCGAATCGACTAGTGATCCGAGCTCGGGCAAGTCCAGGAGGACTATTCCGATACCACGTGTACGTACGAGTCCGTTCAACCGACTTAGGTCGCTTGAAAGGTTGGGTGCTAGCCTTGGATTCCACGCGCTACAGTCTTCAATGACCGCGGCGAGAGGGTTCAAGACCATGTCTAGCGATTGCTTCATTTAACGCTCCATAGAGGGTTTGAAGCTCGCTGATCCTCACGTTCTTGGAGAAGATGTAAACCTTCACAAGAACGGGATTAGGCCAGTCAGGTTCTGTACTTCCCTTCTCAGGGAAGCCCAGAAGCACGACTGGCCCAGTTGGAACGGTGTCAGTATTCGCGGGCAAGAAGTTTGCCCACGTTTCCTGAGGTCATTAGGCCAACAAGTGCGTTGGCCGCGTAACCCGCGTTCGTGGTGGACTGAACGTTGTCGAAAGTTTTGACAACGAGCCAGACACCCGAACGGCGCAGATACACGCTTTGGGCGTCGAATTCATCGACATCCAGGCGGATCATGTGCGACTCACCAGGGGCACCCCTTGCAGGGATGGTATGCCTGGTGCTGATGGAGTACTGAAGAGTACCGCCATCGAGGAAATAGTCCGCACCGTTCTTGTCCTGGTTCACCCGAACGAGGTTTTTAACAACCGCGTTGTAGGTGATGCCAAGGGGATCAGAAAACGACATTGTCTTTCCTTCTAGGGGTATGGGACGCTATCCAGCGTTCCGCGACGCCTCCACTACTTCATGGATGCGTCAGCCTGGATCTAAGGATTCCAGACAGCACTAAGGACCCCAAAATCATCTGCTCATGCCCTGTAAGGTACGGGGTAAATGAGTATGATGGCGTTGGGTTGATGAACGATGCTCGGCGCTTGCTTGTCAAGCTATGCTTGAATGGCGTGTAGATGCTAGCGGCTAGTCCCTGAATTGCTTCGGGGGTCCGCTCCACTACAGTCTCTTGCATAACATTGAGCGAACGTATCGAGACGGGCGCATAGCCCATAGATGCCTCGAGTACGTCGCCAATGTTTGCAAAATAGTCGATAAGCCATGACCATGGAATCATATTCCAGACCTGGCTGAGACTTAGCCATTGCTGATTGCGCAAGCCATAAACGCTTAAAGCTGCGTTTATGCGCTCCGATTCATCAGTGATCCAGGAAGGATCTTTAAGGGCGTACTTTGCTGTACACCATTGTCGATCCTTGTAGAGCCGTATCGTTCGGTACGACACTACATCACCGATGACGAGCCCTTCGGTTATACGAAAGGTTGAGCTACCAAGCTTTCGCTTGATAGTCTTCCCAGCCCCAATGTTCTTCAGGAACTGCAGCCTGTTGTTCACAGCTTTGCTGTATAGTAACAGGGTGTGGAGATCGCTGAAGAGTGGACCCCATCCGAAGTTAACGGATAGAAGTGCCTGGGGCGTATAGCCGGCTAAGCCGACTGCCTGCCAGTTCTTCGTACCGCCGGAGTTTTGACTCCGACGTCTGAGTAACCGGTATGCAGCATAGGCGTCGCCAAGTTCCTTAAGCATACGAGGCATGTCCTTAAGCTCGAAGAGAGACAAAGGGATGTTTGCCTGCGTAGGCCTGGTCGGGTTGAGAAGAGCTAGCGCTCTTGTCTTCCAGTATGAGCTATTGAATCCGGGTGGGACCATAGATCTTGGGTCTATCCCGTCTCCAGTAGGCACATAATTGTGGAAAGTATGGGTCGTGATCTGTCCGGTTCCACCAACTACGGTGTTAACGGTAATCACGCCATCCACAATACCACGAATCATGTTCTGTTTTCTTACAGAATCCAGATCATGTTCATCGTAAGGAACCTGATGGGACACAGCGTCTGTCATCTTCTTGTGACCAGCCACGAAAGTTTCGCCATTGTGAACCCCGTTCGTACTAGAAGGGCCCCCTAAGGGGTTACCTCCAAAATACGACTGGGTCACTTTGACGTAACTCCCAGAAGTAAAATACGAGAACGTATCTTCACGCGTCCTCGTGTGGCTAGTCATGACAGAGATCCTTAGTGTAGAGGCCACAACGGCACCGTCAGAAGAGACGGCGAGGCTCCCAGGGATTGGGAGC